TCGGACACTTCTCTGTTGTCGAGTGTAAAAACTGAATTGTGGAAGGTTGAGTCTGTAACCTTACCGCTGCAGACTTCCATAGTGCCTTCCTCTACGTCGTTCTCACTGCCGCTGGCGTAATAAATTACGTCGTACTGCCCTTCCTCCAAGGGGCTAACGCTCGTCACATTGCCTGACCCGTCAATCGTCCCGTTATTTGCGCTGCTATATGGACTGGCTTCCGTAATGACCTTGATGAACGAACCAGCTCTAAGGTCTAAACCAAAGACTGTGGTTGAAAATTTAATCGTATGCGTGACTAGCTCTCGCACTGCTAAAAAATATCTAGCTGCTTTTTCTGCGTGTTCTTTTGAAGTGCAGAACTGTGTCAGGTCAAAACTTTCCTGAGGCAAGTTGTCAAGCCCGGCAGCATTTTTTGCCCCTTTTTTGTAAACAATAACCGACTTTTCTTCTGGCATTTTATTGGCGTTTTCGCTTCTATACCGTGCTACGGCTACAAACGGTCTGCGGTCTTCTGCTCGTAAATATTCAAGGCTAAACGTGCCTTCAAGGATGTTTCCAGAGGTAAAAAACTGACTAATTGTCACGCTGCCATCTTTTATATTTCCACTTTTTTCAGAAAATGGAACGACAGGCACAAGCCCAAATTTGCCGTCAGTTATGACAAAATTACATAAAAAATAAGGAGCAAGTTCTGTTACAAATTGCCTTATGTTTGTTCTTTCAGTTATGACGCCATTAAAGAAAAGATTTTGTTTACTTAGGAACCTAGATGCACTTTGAAAGCTTTCTATATCTATAAGCCGATCGTTGCTTTTACTCATGTTCAGGAGCCCCCCTGCTCCAGCCATTTGATCAGTCAATAAGTAATACACAAGATCGGTAAACAAATGACTTGGGCCGTATTCTTTTTTGAAGGTATCACTTCCTGAATCTTCATAAGGGTTGTTAGTATCTTTGGCATAATTAGGATGCAAGCGTTTGACCTTGAGACCACTTGCTAGCCAACAACGCATTTGATCAAGATTAGTGAATGCTCGACTGGCTTTTAAAGACAAAGCTGCTGTCGTCAAATTTGAGTATTTAGGAGTTTTGCTGTTTGGGATGATTTCATTTACATATACAACCTCATGCTCAGGTTCGCTTTCGTTTGACTTTTGTATCAACTGCCTGTAAAAACTTATGTCAGCGTACCCATTATTAAACTCAAAATTTTCTCCTTTGTATTCAGTTTTTACTAATTCTCTTTGTTGTGCTGTAATTTCATATAGTGCTCCCGCTTTGGCGAGTCTTACCCCAAACGGGTTGTCTCTGGTTATTGTTTGAATGTCTTTAACTTGGTCATTTAATTGCCACCCTTCGGTGGTTTCATCCAAGTCAGGTATTGTTTGAGTTACTTGCCACCCTTGCTTTTCGCCTGAGACATGCCCACTAGGAAGCTGCACAACCACCGCCCTTAAGCTAAATTTTATTTTCTTGCTGCCACTATCCTTAGTTATAAAAGTTCCGGCTTTGTGTCCCCTGTCGAGATTGGAGGCAGAACCAAATTTTTCGTACAGATACGCTTGCTCTTGATCTCCTCCTTGAGTGAGAGTAACCTCTGTAACTTTAAATTTAACTCCAGAACCCCGCAAAATTCCATCGCCAATGCCTGGGTTGTTGCGTTTAAACGGATTTCTATCCCCGTAATCTGCATCTGGCTTATTGTTTGTTCTGCCTAAACCCCTGCGAACCTCAAACACATGGTTTAATGGGAACCCTTTCGTAGAACTTATTACTTCACACGTCTGCAACACATAATTTTTCTTTTGACCGTTTTTAGTTTTAGCGTAATTATCGTCGTCTAATTTTTCTTTCTTCCATGTCCACCTAAGTTTTATATGCTCTGTTTGGTTATTGTAATATTCAGTCGTTTCTGTAGTCTTTTCGTTCGGGTTGTTTCTATCATCAGCGTCACCGGCAAGGGCAAAAGCTAAAGCGTCGGCTCTTCCATATTTTGTGTTTGGGGTTGAGGTGAGACCAGTTTGTTTAATTTTTTCAGCTTTAAATTCATCTTTGACTTGATCCTGTGGTATGTAATTTTTAATGTCCACTACGCTTGGCTTGAGTGGCCCCCCAGCAGTTCGCTCTGTCGTCGCTCCTCGCCCCAGCTCAATATTGTCTTTAAAATAGTCTTTCGTTATCTCCATTCCCGCGCACCGAACATTTAAGTCACCTATGCTTGAAATCTTTGTAAATCCTGAGTACAGCTCTTCTGCTTTTGCCTTGGCTGTTAAATAAATAAACTTCTGCTTGTCGTTATCAACAGTTTTTAATTGGCTCCCAGGCAGTGGAATTATTTTGAACTCAAGTTCTACAGGATCTCCCGTGAACTGAGCCCTTATTTGAATATAATTGTATTGAGCTACTGGCTTGTTCCCAATCACTACAAAATATTCATTTAGGAAGAAAAATTTGCCTGCTGTGCCCGCTTTTCTTACGGCAATACGAAAAGCTGACGCCCTGCTGATATTGATGTTTGCCGTCCCAGTCCTGATCGAAACCCTGTTCTCTCCGTAATCTTTTATTTGATTAGGTGTAGGCAAGCCGTTAATAGCAGTTAATCCGTTTAAACGTTGGAAAACCGTGCTCTTGATCCCAATTTCTGTTACAATAGCTGGCCTGTTATTTTTAAAAGAAGCGACTGACATTTTTGTCAGCGGGTAGTACTGAGGCCCTATGCCCTGTCTGTCGTCAATATAAACCGAGGGTTCAACAACAAGTTGATTGCTGACAATGCCTATGACTTTGTCTGTTGAAAGTGAGGTGTCGATACACCTAAGAGTAACATTTTGGCTGCCCTTGTCTACTCCAAAAGGCGTCGATAAGCTTCTTTCGATTACTTTCCATAACGTATTAGCAATAGCAAATATTTCTCCTTTTTGCATTTGATCATCAGCCGAGATTTGAGCCTGTCGGACAAGACTGTTGATGTCATCAACGCTCACAGCTGCTCTATCGACTTTGTATATTCCTTCAGGTATCTCTGTATCACTTATTTTGAATATAGCTTTGTCGCCCTTGTCCACACTGACCTGTCGGCTTTTGTCTCCAGAATCAGGTTTGACCAAGGTGCCGTCTACTTTTGTCACGCTAATTATTCCCATCCTTGGGCTATATTGACGCCCTGTTCCAGATTGGTGCTGGTTAAAAATATCGTTTTTTACAAAAGAATTGTTGTCGTAAGCTTTCCCTGGACTGTCGCCTCTTTGATCATCTCTTTCCCTCGCCTTATTTTCATCTCCGACAATTCTGACTCGTTGCATCACTTTGGCCCGCTGGCTTGACCCAGTCTCCGTAGCATCTTTCCCTGCATCATCCTTGTTCTCTCCAATCGGGATGACTTCGTAATTCACCTTTATACCGTTGCCGTTTGCAATCGGTGCATACGCTCCAAACTCAGAAGAGTTAGCTAGGGAGTAAGCATGGCAAAAAGATGTGGATTGTTCTTGATCGTTTGTAGGAACAAAAAGTATATCTTCTTTGTCGTCATCTATGCCTGGGTTGCCGCTGTCTGCTTTGCCTTGTGTTCCATATACCAAGTGATCCCCTTTAATTCTTGAACTTTCTGGAATGCCTTCTAAAGACTCTGAAGTCGTTGCACTTTTCCAGTAAAAAGCAAATAGCTCTTCTTGTATAGGATCAAGGGCATTGTTGCCAAGAAAAATTCCCTCTAGCTCTGGCTTTTCAATGCCATTATGTTGTCCTCTTTCAACGCCCTGTTCTCCTACAACAAACATCAATAACGCAGATTGTTGCGTTCCATAGCTAAACATCCGCGACCAAACAAGCTTGGGTGTTACGAAGATACCGCCACCATGACTTCCTCTCCCTTTGCCTTGATACAAGCCAAAAACAATTGGGATAGGGGATGCGTAATCAGCAAGCTCATTTAGGGTTTCAAAGCCACGCGAAGGGTTGAACCTGTTTGGCCCTGTAATGCTGCCGGTGTCAATTGAAGAGCCTTTTTTCTGTGCCGAAGGCGTCTTTGGCTTTGGCGTCAACAGGTATGAAACGCCGGTAAGGACCAAGCTGATCGCGAGGCTGATCAAAACCGGGGCAAGAGTAGGCCCAGCTTGAATATCTGGAATGTGCTCATACTCTGCAGGTCTTAATCGACCACGTTGCCTAACTTCAGTCGCAAAAAGTTGATACTCTTCTTCAGTAATTCCAATCGTCTTGATTAATTCTCTTTCGTACGGAAGCAGTGGTACGTCGTAAACAGACGGGCCGAAGACCATTGCACTCTTTCCATTCCCCTGTTGACGTACAAGATTCCCGTCTGCCATGTGACTGCAAATGCCCAGGATTGCTGTGGTAACAGCAGAATGTCCCCATCATACTCAGGCTCCTTAACCCTGAAACCCCAGCTCAACAAATCACGCGATACTTCCCATTTGCTTGCCTCGTACCAAGACTGCTTAAACGGTGGCGGATCAATGCCGATATAGCCCAAAGCCTTGTAGCAGAGGTGAATGCAGTCAATATGGCCATCACTGCCGTCAGCACCTAGCCGATACGGCATCCCAATAAGATCAGCGCAGCCGGACATTATTGCTAATCGGAAGATTGCCAACGTTGCTTTTGTTCAATGATCGTCGTGGAAAATCCGTGCCAACAGCGTCCAATATTGTGCTCAGCTCAAGGTTTAGCGATACGTTATCCCATTGGCCGCCTGTAACTTGACCGACATAAGTATGAACAACTGTGTGATCAGTCAACTGACTGTCCTCTGAGGCAGGGTCTGCAATAATCAGAACTTGCACTTCCATGATCTGCAATTCCTCAATAGCGGTAAAAGCCCATTTCTTGGTCAGCTTGTTGACCGGAAAAACAAGAGTAGCCTCAAGGCCATCACCTGTGCGATTAACAGTTACGCCTGAAAATCCAAAAGGGACAAATCTATAATTTTCACCAGCTCTTTTAATTTCTTTGCCAATAAAAAAATTTTGAAAGCGAAATTCTTCGCCTTTAGCTCCGCCTGGGTTTATGCGTAATGCATGGCCAAAAGCAAAACTTGTCATAGACCCAACCTCTTACGAGTGCTACCGCTCATTTGTAATCGCTTCAGTGTATTCTGCTCACCGCGTTTTGCGCCTTGTGCTGCTGCACTTTGCATTCCAGACTGGAACTGATCTGCCGTCACGTAATCAACGCTGTTAATGCGCTCCACGGTGTACCGAACATCGATTGGCGCGGCAACTGCAACACCACCGCCACCGCTGTCTTCCGTTCCACCATCGCCACTGGCTGGGATGACGCTATTTCCGCGCGAACCTCGCGAATAACGCGACATGCTTTCACGCATCTTGCTCTCAGGGATGACGTACTCAGGCTCACCACCTTCACCGATTAATGCGTTGGTTGGCTTGTTGACATAACCACCTTCCGCGAAGGGGCTAACCATTCCGCCGCCGCCTATTTGCGAAACGCTTGAAAGCCCTGTGCTGAAAGGATCGGATGCGCTGCCACCGCCACCAGGCATTGAAACTCCTAGCGCCTTCATGATTGTGCCGTACAAAATCATCGCTAACTGCTGAGCAATAATTTTTTTCGCCATTTCCAAGAAATCAGAGGCAATAGATTTCAACATGTCTGCTAATGCTTCTTGCCCAGTCTTGGCACCAGTGACAACATCACCAAAAGCGTTGGCAAACGCACTGCCCATTGA